ATCAGTTGATTTATTTTTTTCTATATCTGCACGTTTTTGTATATCTTCATATCTACCAAAAATACTAGGATATGTGTCTGTTACAGGATCATAACCAGCTAATACATCTGTTGCAGTTATTGGTTTTCCTTCTCTATTTTTTTTAGATAACTCTTCTGCAAATTGTTCATACTCTCCTGGTATATATGTTCCCGTTTCATCAATCATACCAGGAATTGCAGTTTCATCAAATACACTAGTATCAGTTTCTTTTATAAATTTTAATGCTTCATCTGTTTTAGGCATATTCATAGCTGCCATCGCTGCCGTAGGTGCGAATGGTAAAGACATTAATCCAATACCCTTAAGACCTCCTAAACTTAAAGGTATACCACGACTAAGTAATCTTAACTCTTCACGAAGACTACTAGGTGCGAATTGTTTAGGAGTATAACCACTTATTCTAAAAGGGTTTTTAGGACCTCGACTTCCAAATCTTAATCCTCCAGAAGTTGTTCCTGTTGATGGTTGATTAATTACCATAGGAGGTCTAAAACGAGGTCCACCTAAACCACCTCTTGACATTATAGATCCACCAGTTGGAGGCATACCTCCACCTTGTAAACCAACTCTACCACCATAAGATAATCCAGACGTAATCCCCGTTCCTCGACTATCGACGGGTCCGCCTCTAAACATTGGTCTTCTAAATGTGTTCATTATCCAAATATTCCTAACTTACCTAGTACACCGCCTGCTCCAGCAGCTCCTCCTAGGAAGCTAGCTAATGGACTTGCTGGTGCTGCACTTGGTTGATACCCGACTGTTGTTACAGGTAATGCTCCCGGTTGTATTTGTGATAGTTGTTGTCCTATCAGCCCTAATCTTGTAAATGGTTCAAACTGTGCCTCTCTTCCAGCGATCTGTTGTGCATCTAATTGTGCTTGATTAAATAATTGATCAGCTTGACCCATAGCTTGTTGGAATTCACCAAGACCCTGTCTCGCTGCTAAATCATCTGCTGCTGCAGCTCTTGCTTGTTGAAACCCTTCTTGTAATAATTGTGCTTGTAATCCTGCTCTGCCTAGTGCTGCTTGGTTTGCTGCCTCCGCTGCCTGTATACCCTGTCTCGCTCCACCAAAAGCACCAAATCTTACAGCGTCATCTCTTAATCCAGTTTGTTGTATTGCTTGTTGTCTGTCAAATTCTGCAAGTGTAGTATCAATAACTTGTTGTTGATACGGAGACATAAATTGTTGAAAAGCCTGTGGTCCAACTAAAGATCCTAGTCCTGCTGCTGCAGCTGATGCATCTTTTTGTAATTGTGTTTGTGCTGCAACTTTTGGATCAAATTTTGTTGTATCTATTTTTTGTCCAATAAGTGGTGTTAATTTTTTAGTGAAGGCTGTAAGCGCGCCTTCTAGTACCGGTGCCGGTAATACCTGTGATTGTTCTACTGCCATTATGCTCTAGCCTCTAAGTTGTTCATTAAATCATACATACGTTGTGCGCCTTTATTGACACTGCCACCACCTGCTGCTCTGACTGCATCAGCAGTCATTACAAATTCGTTTTTAGATAATCGTGCTGGCACGTCATCTGCTTTCTCTTTTTTGCCTATTGGCACAAAACCACCTTTTCTTAAATCCATCTCTTTACCACCGAAGTCTAACATACCACCTTCTGCTAAAGATACAATGCCACCTTGTTTTAATCCTAACTCTCCTAATGTCTCCATTATCTCATCTTCTTCAAATCCTGACACTTCCATGGCTTCTCTGATTGCAGATCTTCTAGCTGATGCAATTGCTTCCATGTCTGCTCCTGCTCTTGCCATTTCTTCTGCTTCAAAATCATTAAATGCTCTTAATGCTTTTTGAGCTTCTGTGTAAGCTAAATCTCCTGTAGCCTGTGCTGCAGGAAGTGCAATAGCTGTCCCTAGTTCTTTTACTCCTGGAAATCTTGCACCTTTTACTCCAGCATCAAATAAAGCTCCCGGATCTCTACCAAATTTTTTAAATGTTTCTCCTGTTCCTGTAACAAAATCAGACATCGATGCTATACCTTCTCTACCAATATTTTCTGCACCTTGTAAAAATCCAACGTCTGGTCTCATTACCGTATCTGTTGCTACATCTTTATAAGGTATACCTTTTTCAATACCAGATCTCATACTACCAGATACTTCTGGTGAACTTAAAGCACCTGTTAAACCAGCCAAACCTGCTGACAATAAATTT